CGCGGCCCGCGGCGCCTGCCGCGGCCTTGCCTGCGTTGTCCATCGACTGCCCGAGTCCGCGCAGATCGCCAAGTACGCGAACGACTACCGACGGGCCTGCCATGCGTTAGCGCTTTCTCTTCGATGCTTTCTCGATCTCGTACGCCTCGCGCTGCATGTAGCGCACGAAGGCTCGATATACGTCGTCGGGCAGCTCTTCGACCTCGGCGGGTGTCATTCGCCAGAATCGGCAGAAGGCTGCGAGGTTGTCGAGTGTTCGGCGCCTAAAGGGTCGAACCCGTCGGGCGGTACGAGGTCGATGTCGGCGCGTCCGGCTCGTTCCCAAAGGGTTGCCGCGTCGGGGAGATGCCCGTACCGCGCGAGCTGCCCGAAGAGATGGCCGAACGCGAGCGCCTGCATGCGCGTCTCGGGCTCGTCCTCGTTGGTGAGTATGTCGGTGATCGTGAGCCCCGTCGCCTTGCGCAGCGCCCGCATCGCGTCGGGTGACATGCGAAACGGTTTATCGGCGGCCATCTCGATGACCTCGTACGGGTAGAGCGCCGCGTCGAGCTGCTCGACGTCGTGCTCGATCTCGGGGTTAGTCATGTACCTGCTCTCCCTCGCTCGTCGTGTTCGTCCATACGCGCTCACTGTTGAGCACCTCACCGATCGCCCGCGAGTAGAGATCGCCCGATGTCATGGCGAGACTCTTCGCCGCGGGGAACAGGTAGCGCCCGCCTGGTCGGTATTCGCGTGAGCTGCCGTCGGGCCGGTTGCCGCCGAATTCGACCCAACCCGCATACGCGATCGACGCGCGGCCCATACGCACCGCGGCGCCGGTTTTCGTGCCGCTCGTGCGCACGTCACCCGCGAGCGTGCCCGTGCCTCCCATCGGTAACGACGCGCGCGTCAACGCGGCGACGGGCTCGGCCGCGCTCTTCCCCGCGGCCTTGATGCCCGCATAAAGCGCACTCTGCTGATCGTCGGTTAGGCGCTTGATATCTCGTCGCAGCGCCGCCATGCCGACGATCGCGACCGCCGGCGCGGCCACTACGGCCCCGGGGTTACGTTACGGATCGGCGGCGCGTCGAGTATCCAGTCGATATCGACCTCGGACACGTCACCCGCGGCCCCGCCGAAAATCGCGTACGGCTGCGGGATCGCGTCACCTTCGATTGACGGGTTCGTCGCGGAGATCACGCGCGCCTTGTACGGCCGCACCTTGAAATGCACCGTGGCGCCGGTCGCGGCGAACGCGTCGAGCGCGGCCTTGAGCGTCTCGTCGGTGCCGCCCGTATCGAAGCTCTGCGCGAGCTTCGCCTTGAAATGCCACTTGACCGGGCCGGGGTAATCCTTCACCCCGCAAAACGTCGTCAGCTCGATCGGTTTGTTCTCCGGCTCCACGCTCACCTCCATGCCGAGGCACGAGAGATTGGCGGCGCCGATCTCGACGTACGCGTCGAGCATGATCACGGGTTGCGCGTTGCTCTCGGGGAGATCGCCGAGGTCGCCCGCGCGCGCGTCGGGCCCCTTCGGCGGGGTTTCGTCGGTCATGGTCATGCTCTGCACCTCCGCGTTATTGGCGAATTTCGATTACGAGATCGGCCGCGAGCACCTCGGCGCCCGCGATATTGATGCGCCGCCATGACTGCTGCGCGATGCGCACCTTCGACGCGAGCACGACCCCGCCGAGCGACGGGTCGATCTCAAGCGCTGCGATCGCAAGCTCTAACAGCTCATCGACGCGATCCGCGTCATTCGGCCCGGCGCACGCGGCGACGGGCAGCTCTGCGACGTCGATGCCCATGCCGCCGACGGCGCGGGTTACGAGCGTCGGGTATCCGACGACGTACGCGGGCGGGTTGAACGTTTCTGTCTGTATCGCGAACCCGGGCACCGCGTTGCCTTCATAGGTGACCGCGGCAAGCACGCTCACGATCGCGGGCGCGACCTCGCGCCGTCGCCATGTCATCCGAATACGACGAGCGCGTACTGCGCGTACAACGCCTCCGCGTCGGGATCGCGGCGGCCGACGCGGATCGCGCCCGCGTCGCCTCCCCAGATCGTGCCGTCGATCGAGTCGCGCCGACGGTACAAGCGCGCCGCGTGTTGCACGCACGCCATATGTATGGGGTCGGGCAGCGTCGTCGTATCGGGCGGGTACACGAACGCGGCGCCGTTGCGCTGGAAACGGTTGACGCCGTAGTCGATGGCAGCGGCCAATGCCCACCCGATCACCTGATCGGATTCGGGATCAGGCGCCATGCGCAAGAACGTGCGCACCTCCGAAAGCGTCGGCCACGCTGCCATCGACTGCCACCTCCCCGATTACTTGGCGCGCCGTGCGCCGCCGTTACCGCCCGTCGCGCTCGCGTCGTCCGCGTCGGGCTCGACGTCGACGTCGAGCGCGGCCATTGTCGGCAGGCTCGTGACCGCGGACAGATCGAGCGGCACGTACGCGGCGCCGCCGAGGCTGCCGTACGCGACGTACCCGCCGTATGCGACAGTCACGCCGAGGATCGAAGGCTCGACCACGCTCAACAGGCCGATCACCTCTTCGTAAACCTCGTACAGATCGAGCGGCCCCACGATGCACGTCTTGGCGGGGAAGAGCGGCACCACGACGCGCGGTAGGCCGAGCATGTCGCCGCGGAAATCCGCGAGCGTGCTCGTGCCCGGCGCGCCCATCTCCGACGTCCGATCTTGCGGCAGCACGACGCGCGTCGTGTCCACGAGCGAGCCGAGCGCGGCCCACACGTCGAGCGAACACCAGATCGCGCCGGGCATGCGCTGCCCCGCCGAGTACGAGTGCATGCCCGCGGTGTAAAGCGCCTTCGTCCAATCCGCGAGCACGGGCGCCGCGGGCAGCGCGGGCGGTTTCGTGCCCGTCGCCGCGGTGACGAACGCGCCCGCGACCGTTGTCTCGGTGTCGATCGCGTACTGATCCGCGAGGTCGCGCACGATGATGTCCCAAGCCGCGGGGCTGCTCCAATCGATCGCTTGGCGCGAGATATCGACGGTGCCGCCGTGCGTCTCTTTCGTGAACGGCACGCCCGCGATCGTGAGCTTGCGTGACGGCAGCTCGGTTTTCTCGGCCGTCTGCTTGCCCGCTTGTGTGTGCTGCGTGATCTTCGGTCGCGTGAATTGCGTGCCCGGAATGTTGCCGAGCGCCCGCGTGCCGCCGAGTGAGGTGATCAGCGGCCGATTCGCGTCGATGAGACTCACGACGGTGCCGACGATCGGCTGCGGCAGAATGCCCGGGATATCGGTCGTGATGTTGTTCGCGACCGCGCGCGCTTGCATGACCCGAGCGGTCGCCTGGTCGTCGCGAATGCCGCGCTCCATGATCCCCTCGGAGCGCAAGAGGTCGACCATGAACGCGCCCGCCGAGCGGTACTGCATCGCGCTGCGGTCGATGCCCGCGGCCGGGCGGGGTTGCGGCTCGACTCGATCGGCCGGGCGCGGGAGCGAACGCACGCTCGTCTCGTGCGCGTCGCGGATCGCCTCAAATTCTGCGAGCGGTCGAATCTGATCATCGAGCGCACGAATGCGCTCGCGCGCGGTATCGAGCAATCCGCGCTCTGCGTCGGTGAGGTCGCGACCTTCGACTTGGCCGAGGATCGAGTCGATGTTCTCTACCTGCTGCTCGCGCTGCGCGCGGTACGAGTCGAGTACGGGATTCGGCATGTTTCCTCCATGCGTAAAAGAGAGCGGGCGCCAACGATGCGGGCGCCTCGGCTGCATGGAAACGGTGCCCCGTCGGTGAGCGCCGCTCGACGCATGGCACGCTCGGTCGACGGTGCGGCCGCCGTGCGGGCCGGGCCGCGGTCTATGACTGCTGCGCGGAGCGTAGCTCTTGGAGGTAGTCGCGCCATGCTTCGACGTCGGGGAAGCGGCGGCCGCCTTGATACGTCGAGCGCTCTTCGTACACGTCGAAAGAGCGCACGCGTGTCACCTCCGCGTCTTGATACACGGGCGCCGGGGTGAGCGACGTCTCCACGAGCCGCGACTCTTCACGAGTCCAACGGTCCTTATGTTCCGGGCCTAGCTCGGGGTTCCAATCGCGGCCGCTCCAATCCTCGCAGCGCTCGACCGAGCTGCGCATCGGAACGAAACCAACCGACATGCCGACGAGATCACCATCGGCCGCGGCTTGCGCCGCCTCTTGCGATCGG